GTCAGTCCGCCGCCCGGCAGGGTGGGGTCCATGGCGCCGATGTAGAGCGACGGGATGGGGTTCAGGTAGGACGGGTCAAGCTGCCCTTCCTCGTTCAGCACCGGCGCCTTGCCTTGATCCGCCGGACCAGCCGAGGCGGGGCCAGCAGAAATCCGGGCCGTCAATGCCGCCGCGATGCGGGCCGAGACCTCGACGGCGAACGAGAGGGCCGTCACGAGGACCGTGTCGTTCTGCCCTTGGGCCATCTGTTCCGCCGTCGCACGGGGCAGGAAGCTGGCATCCAGCATGCCTTGGGCGCCGAGGCGCGGGGCGCGCTGCCCGTCCGACGGGCCGCCGCTGGTCGTCCCCGCGCTGAACCTCTGGGTCGTCAGGTGCGTCGCGAGCGTCGCCGGGCTGACCGCCTTGCCGGTCACTGCTCCCGCGTTCACCTCTGCTTGGCTGGCGAATTCGAGGGCGACATAGGTCTCGACCAGTGCGTTGAAGGCGTCGACGAACCGCCCGAGTTCGGCGCGGAATTCGGCTTGAATGGTGTCCAGAGGCACCAGAAGGTTGCGGTCGATTGCCATCAGCTTCTCCCGAGGTAGACGCCGGTCGCGTCGTCTGCAAAGTAGAATTCCTTCCCATCATCGGACCAGTAAAGGCGCAGGAAGTCCTGCAGGCTCCGCATCGATGAAACCTCCGCCCCCACCTCGACCTTGAACCGGTCGAACCCCGTGGCGCTGACGACGTAGTTCGTCGAAAACCGCAGTTCGATGGGGGTGACGTAGACCGGCGGGTCCACCTCGGTCCCCGGGGTCTGGATCGACGGCAGCGCCATCGCGAACCACGAGTAGCCGTTCAGGTCGGCAAAGCCGCCGAACCGGGCGACCTGTGCGGTGTTGAAATCCCATGCGAGGCTGAGGGCGGCGGGCTGGTTCAGGTATTTCCGCCGCTGCCGCACGGCGCCGCTTTCGAAGGCGGTCCGGATCAGGCCCATGTCCACCGCATAGCGGTAACTCGCCCGCAACGGGGCGCCCAGATCGTCCATCGGAAAGACTGCAAGCGTGGTGGCCATCAGGTCGTGATCCCTCCCCAGACGCGGGTATCATACAGGATGCCGGTGATCCGGACAGTCCCTTGCTGCAGGGGCTCGATCTCCGAGAAGATGAAGTCCTGCACGAAGTCCTGTCCGCTGCCGATGGCGACGAACGTCGGCTCCTGATTGCCCCTGCCGAACAAGGGAAACGGCGGGTTCGAGTTCAGGGTGATCTCGGTCACCATCAGGTCGGTGTCGTCCCGCATGGTGATCCCGATGGGGGCGCTCACGCCGCCGGTCTCGCTGCGCAGGAAGACGTAGGGGTCCGTCACCGGCCCGAACGCCTTGTCCAGAAGAAGGACGCGCCCGTTCACTCGCGTCACTCGGGCCGCTGCACCCCAGTTCGGCAAGGGGTGCGAGACGCCGAACCGCTCGCCCAGAGCGTAGATCAGCCCTTCCATCTCGGTCTCGAAAACCACCGACTTGCGGGTGTAGACGTCCTGTTGCCAGAGCCAGCGGGCGTATTGCTCTGCCTGCGTCGCATTCGTGCAGCCCAGAAGGGGGATGGTGCGAGGTCGCACCGAGGACTTCGGCCAGATGCGGGTGTCTTGGGTGAAGTCTCTCGCGTCGAAGAATTCGACTTCGTAGCCGTCGTAGGGGTCATCCTGCTTGAAGAGGTAGCGCAGCGAAAAGCTGCCTTCCTTGATGTTCTCTGGGGTGAACAGCGCCGTCCGCATCGTCTGGGGCCCGTCTGCGATGGCCGACATGGTGCCGCCGATGGAGACCGGGCGGGCGCGCTCGACCGCCGTCACCGCCGCGATGCCGCCCAGCACGGTCCCGCGCTGGTCGAATTGGCCGTTGAACCCCGACCGGCTGGCCCACCGCAGCCGGAGGGCTTCCAGCGTCGCGGTGTCGATCTCGGTTACGGGCCGCCCGGCGCCGTTCACCGGGTCGGTCATGATGTCATAGAAATGGTCTGCCGGGTTCGACGTCGCCACCAGCCCCGGGCCGCGCCATGTCGGGCAGAGACGGGTCACTTCGGCCCGGATGCGGCGCTGGGCCGCGTCCGAGATCGCTTCGTTCGCCTTGATCTTGACCACCAGCAGGGTCGTGTCGCCGTAGGCTGCCTGCCCGGTGCGGTTCAGCCGCGCCCGCATGCCGATGACCTGCAGTTCCTCAACCACCCGGTTGTCGGTCGTGGACAGTTGACGGCGAACCCTTGCCCGCCACCTGCCGGTTCCGCTGGCAAGGGCGATAGGGAACGTGGCCCGGATGGGAGTGCGGTCTGCCCCGCTGTAGGTCGCGTCGTGGATCGATGAGGCGCCGACCGGGTTCCCGAGATTGTCAATCTGCTGAATTTCCACCCGCGCCGCCGTGTTCCACCCCCGGTAGCGCCCATCGCTGTCGATCCAGTAGAGGCCGTTCGGCATCAGGAAGTCGAATTCCAGCACCGTCGCGGTCGTTCCTTCCGGGTTGGTCTCGAACCATCCAATCCATCCCGCATTGGCGACGAGGCGCTGGCCTGCGATCTGCGGGCTCGTTACCGCGTCTTCCCAGATCCCGGTCTGCGCTTCGATAGGGCCGATCTTGCGCTGGTGCTGGTCGGGGGTGAACATCCACGCCGTGATCGTTCCGGCGGGCAGGCGGGCGATGTCGTCATTCTCGATCAGGACGCGGTGCAACTGGTGCCAGCCGTGGCCGATGGCGAGGATCATGTTCAGGTATTGCTGGTTCGCCTCGTAGCGGTAATAGGGCTGCGAGACGATGTTCGGGTAAGTGATCATGCGCCCGTAGATCGTCGGGATGGGCTCTCCGAGGCGGGCTTGGTTCTGCCGGGCGTTGAAGCTGTAGACGGGCGATGCCTGTCCGCCCGAACCGGGCCCCTTCGGGGGCGGGAACAGGAGGTTGATGATCAGCGTGATCGCGAAGCTGACCAGAAACGAAATGGCGGCCTGCACCAAGATCGGAATGACGGCGCCGCCGGGGTATTCCAGAATGGCGACCACTTCCTCGGGCTCCATCAGGAAGTCGAAGTCATCCAACTCGACCCGCTCCGCCCCGTTCCGGCGGTAGACGATGTAGGGGTGCTGGAACCCGCGCGGAAACCGCTTCTCGAGGAAGTCGATGAAGGGTCCGTCTGCGGTGAACATCAGCGCGCCCTCGCGCGGATGCATCGGGTTGTTCGAGTAGATCACCCGTGCCATGTGTAAATCCCCTTTAGCCGCAGCCCCATCCTCTCCATCATCGGCAACTGGTGGGAAACCACCCCGACCCCCGGCAAAGCGTGAACGACGCGGAAGCCCTCAGAAACGGGCCACACAAGGCCGGTGTGCGATGCCCGGGCTCCCGTCCCGAAAATAGCGATAGCCCCTGCACAGGGCTCATTCTCGCGCCGCCACCGCCCGTCCGTCTCTTGTTCCTCGATGATCCGGATCACCCGGCGCACCGCCAGCCCCTCATCTGCCCAATCGTCCGGCAGCCAAGGGCAACAGGCGACGATCAGCCCCCAGCAGTCGAAGGCGTCCGGGCCGCGTGCGCCGACGCGGTAGGGCCTGCCGATCAGGACCGACGGGTCTCGCACGGAAGCCCCGACTTGTGCAGTGACTTGTGCATTTTTCGCGATCTGGTCGTCTTGCTTTTCCAAGCAAGACGGGATGAGGGCTGAATGGGTCATCGCGCCATCCCCGGAAATTCGTTGATGCGGTAGTAGCGCCGGGGAAACTCGGCGTTCACGACGTCCGCCCGGGTCGCCGTGCCGACGACCGCCTCGGCGGTCACCTCGAGGGCGCTCAGAAACAGCACCAGCGGCGGGTCTTGCTGCGGACGGGGGTCGTCGTCGGCAAAGACCAGATAAGTGCATTCGATGGCCGACCCGAAGTCGGTTGCCGCGTTCTCGAGTTCGAACATGATGTTCGGGTCGACGTTGTCGATCTTCAACCGCAAGTCTTGCTGCGACGAGTCGTCCCGGCGCGGCTCGACCACCTCGAAAGGCACCGGCACGAATTCCCGCGACTGCGCTTGCCAGATGCCGGAAAAGCCGACCGGCGAGTTCGTCAGCAGGAATTCCCGGCTGAAACTCGGATGCCGCAGGACGATGGCCTGCCGGATGATCGACCGGACCGGGGCGCTGGCGTAGATGCGCTTCTGGGTTTCTGTCAGGGGCATGCTTTACCGTCCCTGCCTGCGCAGGCCGTAGGTGCTTTCCAGAACCCGGGCGAGGTCGCCCGTGCCGCGTGCGACGCCGTCCGCCGTGGCCTTGGCTGCCGCGCTGATGACGATATCGATCCCGCCGTCATCGCGCTGCGAAGTCGCCACTTCGACCGGAGCGTTATTCGTGATGTTGATGGTCACGCCACCCCCGCCGCCCGCATTCTGGACCCCCAGCTTGCCGTCCGGGCCGCGCGACAAAGGCAGCACCGCCTCGGGGCCGTTCTCTGCCACCTGCCCCATCCGACCGCTCGCCGTCATCGCAAAGGTGGGGGCTTCCAGAACCCCGCCGTTCGCAAGCCCGAAGCTGAGATTGCCAAGGCCGAGGCTGCCGAGCGAGAAGCCCCCGCCGCCCAGCCCGCCGCCAAGGATCATCTGCAGCATCTTCGACGCCGCCAGCTTTCCGAGTTCCTCGAGGACGGTCGAGACCAGATCCTTGAAGGCCGCCTTCGCCGCGTCCTTGAAGTTGCCGATACCGAACAGGCTGTCCCCGAGGGCCTTGCCCATCGCCTGCCCGAACGACACCGCCGCGCTCTCGATGGCGTCGAAGGCATCCTTCAGGCTCTTGACTTTTTCCTCGAGGTCGAAGACCGCATTCGCCTGTTGGGTGATCGCGTCGATCTGGCCTTCGGTGAGTTCGGTGCCCTCCGCCGTGGCCGCGTTGATCGCCTGTTGAACGGCAGCATACCGCTCCATGTCTTCGCCCGCGAGGACGGCTGCCCGCTCGCGCTCCGCCTCGGTCAGCCGCTTGGTCAGGTCGAGTTGCTGTTCCTTGTAGGCATCGCGCGTCGCGCCGCCACCGCCGCCGCCACCCCCGCCGGACGACGGGTTCAGCATCGCGTCCGCCGCCTTGACCACGTCCTCGCTTGGCACGAAGGGCTTGGGGCCGCCTTCCATGAATTGCCGGGGATCCCCGCCGCGACCGGAGTATTGCTGATTGCCCCGGTCGAATTGCCGCTGCGCTGCCGCCGCCGTGTTGATGGCCGTAGCCAGCCCGTAGGCGGCGCTGGTCGCCTTATCGATGGGGGCAGCGATGTTCACCCCCGCCATGCGCCCAAGGACTGCCAGAACGTCGCTCAGGGCGCCGTCCAGCCGCGTCGTGTCGCCTTCGCTGCGAGCGAGGATGGCGCGGACTTGTTCGATGGCGTCGACCATCGCCTGTGGTGTCTCTGCCGCAAAGACCTGCTGAATGGCGGCCTCCAAAGCGATGCTGTCTTGTGCCGCAAGCTGCAGGCTCGACCCCATGGCCTGAATGGACGACAGAAGGGGGGCGACCCCTTCCTTGACGTTGTTCAGTTCCTTCGCCGCCGCGACCGTCTTGGCAAATTCCTCTGCATTTTTTGCCAGCGTGATCCCGAGTTGGTCGTAGGAGTAGGTCATATCCTTGACAGCCTGCTCCCCCTCCATGATGGCGTTTGCTTGGGCGAGAAACTGGTATTCGCGATCCGACAGAACCTCTCCGAGTTCGAGTTCGACCAGAAGCTGCTGCCGCCGGTATTCCAGCAGTTCCTCGTTCGTCATCTTCTGGATGCGACGCTGTTCCTCTAGCCGCTGACTGCCGGTGATCTTGCCCGCCGCCTCATCGTCCCGCAGGCTCTCCATCGACCCGGTGTAGGACTCGATCCCGAAGTCGGCCTGCGCCTGCCGGTTCGTTTCCTCTGCCAAGGTGATCTTGTTCTGAAGGATGGCGCGTTGCCCCTCGATCAGTTTGTTCTGGGTCTCGATCTCCTTCAGGAGTGAGGCCACGTTCGTCGCCGCCGCTGTCTCTTGCGCCCTCGATCCTTGCGCCGCCGCCGTGCCCATGGCGACGTAGCCTTCGGTCAGGCGAGACTGCAGGGTTTCCAGTTTGCTGATCGACCCTTCAACATCGGACAGGGCGCGCTGCATGTCCCGCGTCGCGGTCTCGACCGACTTCGTCTTGTCCGCAAACAGGAAGTAGGCCGCCGTCGCTGCCGTGATTGCACCGATGATCCAGCCCACCGGACCCGAAAGGATGGTCATCGCCACCCCGAAACCGCCGGTCAGGGTGGTGACTGTCGCGATGACGCCGCCGAAGGTTTGGATGGTCGTGATCAGGGCAAGGATGCCCGAAATGATCACCTTCCCGGCAACGATGGCCGCGAAGTTGACAAGGATACCGACGACCACGTCGAGGTTGTCCCCCAGAAAGGCCAAGGCCGTCCCCATCGCGTTGAACGCCGCTTCGATGAGGGCGCTGTCGGCAATGTCTTCGATGTAGCCCAGCACCAAGGATGCCGCGTCCGCGATTACCCGGAAGGCCGCACCGATGGCCTTCGCTGCCGCCTCGACGCCCCGGGTCTGGGCGATCTGGTTCAGGGCGTTCAGGATGGTGAAAAAGGCGTCCCTGAACCCACCGCTGATGATCGATTCCTTCAGGGCAAGCATCGAGTTTTCGAGTTCGTTGACCGCCCGCCCTGCCGTCTGCGCCGTCTGCGCAAACCCGCCGAATTCGGCCTGCAGTTGCTGCCCGAACGCCCGCACGAAGTCGTCTGCCGCCACCTGCCCCAGTTCCAAGGCTTTCGACAGTTCCTGTGTCGACATGCCCATCGATCGGGCCGCGATCTGGAAGGCTCCCGGCAGCCGCTCGCCCAACTGCCCGCGCAGTTCTTCGGCCTGCACCGACCCCTTGGAGATCATCTGCTGGACCGCCATCAAGGCGCCCTCGAGTTCGTATTGCGACAGGCCGTAGGCCGTGGCTGCCGCCGTGATCCCTTCGAAGACCGTCCGGCTTTCCTGCAGGGTGATATTCGTTCCCTTGGTCGCCGCCAGCAGCTTGGCGTAAGCACCCGCCGCCGTCAGGACGTCCTGCCCGAGACTGTCCGCCGCCCCCCGGACATAGTCCATCTCCGCACGAGACTCTGCCGCGCTACCGGTGACCGCCTGAAAGGTCATGTCGATCTTCTGCAGGCTCATCGTGGTGTTTTGCAGGTCGCGGACGATGGCGAGCCCGATGAAGCCCACGATGGCGCCCTTGGCCAGCTTGTAGGCTTGCGCCACCCGGTCGACCGCTACCGCCTGTTCCCGGGCCGCACGGGTCGCCTCTTGGGCCGCACGGCTGCCTTGTTGCTGGGAGGCCGTGTAGCGCCCCTGTGCATCCCTGCCGCGCTGGGAGGCCCCCGTCACCGCGTCCGTCTGGGTCTTCACTCCCCCCAGCGCCTCCTTGAACCCCGCGAGGTCCGTCTTCCCCTTCACGACCGAGGAAGTGTCAGCGTTTACGATCAGGGGAATGTCTACCATCTGCCTTGCGCTCCGCCGTCATGATGTCCAGCCACCAGCCGTCCACCTTTCGAATAACCCGGATTTCGTCCGGCGTCACCAGTTCCCCTGTCAGGTCGCGCCATGCGGCAATATCGACCCAAGTCAGGGGCGTCAGCCCCATCCCGTTGCTCGACCGCCCCGCGTGGATCTCTGACCAGAGAAGGAACACCCGGTCGAATTCGAACGGGCAGTCCGGCCCACGCAGGGCCTTCGGGGTTATGCCGGTCTGCCGTTCGACCGCTTCCAGATGCTCGCGGACGGAAACCCCGTCCGTCACCACATTCAGGCCGAAGTGGAACCGGCAGAAGGATTCGAAGTCGTCGATTCGGGCTTCTGCAAAAAAGTGCCGTGATCCCCCAGCGCGACGTCGATCTGGTCACGCAGCCAGCGCAGGGCCGGGTTCGTCATCAGCATCCGGGCGTTCTCTGCCGAGACCTTCAAAGGCTTGCCTTCGATGCTGATCCCTTCCCAGCTTTCGATGCAGGCCACCAGCCGGTCCACCGCCTCCGCCTCGATCTCATCCGCCGACAGCTTCATCCTGCCCCGGGCGACCATGGCGTTCTGCACGCGCTGGTCTGCGATGCGGCGCTCGACCGCGCGCATGCGCGGGTGCGACGGGGGAACGATCATCACCCGGACCGGGGCTTCCGGCGTGCCGAGCGGGCGGAATGAAACGGGGTGAACGAGATCGACGGCTTTCGCTTCGTCGGTCACCATCAGGGTCGAAAGGTCCATGCGCTTCTCCAAAGAAAAAAGGGGCGCCTCCCATGGCGCCCCTTCACCTTAGCGGGTGTTTAACACTCGCACAATCAGGCGATCTCGACCCGAAGCCCAGCGATCAGCCCGCCGGTCTCGGGGGTCACCAGCACGGCGTTGCCGTTCTGATCGACCGCGTTGAGGTCCGAGGTCGCATCGATGGCCGCCGCGATGGCCGATGCCACATCGTCCGGGGTGTCGCCCGCGAAGATGTCCACCTCGGTCTCATTCTCCGGATCCGTGTCGACTTGGTAGATCACCGTCGCCGTCACCGCCCGGGGAGCCGGGCCGCCGCCGACACTCAGGCCGACCGTCGACGTGCCCACGCCCGTCACGCTGAACGTGATCGGGGCGCCGGACGAGGGCGGAGAGGTCACCGGCATCGCCATGCCCGCGTAGGCCGTCTGGATGACCACCTGACTGTTATCCGCCACCGGGTCCGTCGGCTGCAGGCCGCGAATGTCCATGGTGATCGGCAGGCCGGTGGCGACCGCGTCGCCGATGGTGCCGCTGTTGAATTTGCAGCGGGGCAGGGTGATCTGCAGGAAGGCTTGCCCGTCCGCGCTGTCCATCCGCATGGCGACCAGCGCCTCTTGCTCGAGGTCGAACCGGTTGTAGGCTTCAAGGCCCGCATCCGCGTCGAACAGAATGGTCAGGCTGCCCTGCACGGTTTGCTGGTTGCCCCAAGTGATCGTCGGGATGATGTTCGACCCGACGACTTCCGACCCGGCCATGTTGTTGTTGATGGTCATGTCGAACGCGGTGACGACGCCGATCTGGCGCCCGCCGACGATGACCGAACCGGACACCGCGACCAGCACGCCTTCCTCGCTGACCTCATCGTAATCCGGCAGGGCCACCTTGCGC